AAAGCGGGCTGCTGTACAACTCGATCTACCGGAAATATTCGCCGGAAAAATCGACCGAGACGCTGCGCCTGTACCGCGTCAGCTGGAACCATATCAAGGCCCCTCACGGCCACCTGCTGGAATACGGCACGTCGCGCGCGCCGGCGTATCCGTTCGTGCGACCCGCCTTGTCACGCGTCCAGGATGCGATCGCCGCCGGGCAAAAGCGCATGGCGACCAAACTGCAGGAACTGAAGGAAAAGTCGTGACCGTCGAAACCGTTATTGTGCAGACTCTGCAGGCGCTGACTGCTGGCCGAGTTTATCCGGATGTGGCGCCTGAGAACGCGGCCCGCCCCTACATCACCTACCAGCAATTTGGCGGCGAAGCGCTGAACTTCGTCGACGCGGCGCGCCCATCGAAGCGAAACGCCCATTTTCAGGTCAGCGTGTGGGCCGACACCCGCCTGGCGGCGTCGGCAGTGGCAGCCCAGGTAGAGGATGCGCTGCGCGCTGCGCCGGCGCTGGAGACGACCGTGCTTGGCTCGCTGATGGCGCTCAACGACGAGGTGACCAAGTTGCGCGGCACGGCGCAGAGCTTCTCTTTCTGGGTAGACGCATGACGCCGACCATTTCGATCGGTACGGTCCTGTCGGTGGTGGCCAAGCTGCCGGCGACCTATGACCGCGCGCACGATCGGCGACATCGGCAAACAGTTCCAGCTGCAGACGAACAACGCTATCGGCGCGCCGCGCCCGGTGCAGCAGCGCGTGGGCCTGGCCCAGCAGTCCCTGGCCGTCGAGCTGTTTCGTATCGCCGACCCTGGCCAGCAAATGCTGCGCGCCGCGATCGATGCGTCAGGCAGTTACAGCTACCGCCTCGTCGCGCCGGACGGCCTGACCATGTATTTCACCGCCGCGGCGAGCAGCAGGATGCACGGCACCTTCCAGGCTGGCAGCATCGGCGACACGAAATTAACCCTGGAGATCGACAGCGCCATCGTCGAGATCTGACTCGTCGGCGCCGCCGGCAGCACTACCGTTTCAGCCCTTCTTGGGCATCCACCCAGCCGCTTTATGCGGTTTTTTTTCGTCCCTTGAAAGGAACATCATGTCTGTTCAACTCCCCAATAACCTGATCCTGGCCCTGGCCACGGCTTACGGTACCGCTCACGCAGTCTCGGCCGTCACCAACGCCGATCCAGCCGTCGCCACGACGACCACCGCGCACGGCATCGAGACCGGCGCCCTGATCGAGGTCGAGTCGGGCTGGTCCAAGCTCAATAACCGCATCGTGCGCGCCGCGGCCGCCGCCAGCACATCCCTGTCGTACGAAGGCGTCGATACCACCCTGGTCAGCAAATTTCCGGCCGGCGGCGGTATCGGTTCGATCCGCGAGATCACCACGTTCACGCAGATTTCCGAAGTCCTGTCCCTGGCATCGAGTGGCGGCGACATGCAGTTCGCCACCTATTCGTTCCTGGAAGACGACAGCGAGAATCAGCTGCCCAACCAGTCGAGCGCCCAGTCGCTGACGATCGAGATCTCGGACGACGCGACGCTGCCGGGCTACATCGCGCTGAAAAACGCTTCCGATTCCGGCGCGCTCACGGGCCTGAAGATGACCACCAAAAATGGTTCCTTCCTGCTCTACAACGGCTACGTGTCGCTGAACGAGACGCCGACCATCTCGAAAGGCCAGGTGATGTCGGTCAAGGCCACTTTCTCCCTGCAGGGCCGTCCGGTTCGCTATCCGTCCTAACCAGGCGGCGCAGCACCCGCCGGCCTGATCCCCGGCGGTCTTTTTCCACCTCACTGAAAGAAAAAAATGGCAAAGCCAAAACTGATCCTCAATCCCTCGCCGACCTTCAAAGCCAAGGTAGCTATTCCCGTGCACGGCGGCGCACCGGTCGACGTCGAGTTCACCTTCAAGCACCGCTCGCGCGAGGCCTACCGTGAATTCCTGGAGGCCCTGCCCAATCGCGAGGATGTCGACGTGGTGCTGGACGTGGCCGCCGGCTGGGATCTTGATGATCCATTTGACGCTGATTCGGTCGCAAAAATGACCGAAAACTACATCGGCTCGGCGCGTGCCGTGCTCAACACTTACATGGTCGAGCTGACGGGCGGTCGCGCAAAAAACTAAAAGCCGTCGCGGCGACGATGTACGAGGCCGGGCCGAACGAAGAAGAATTAGCGCAATTCGGCCTGACCCTCGACGACGTCGCGGCGGATCCAGTCGACGTCTGGCCGGAAAACGAGCAGGCCTGGCGGCTGTTCTCCTTCGTCGGCACCCAGTGGCGCGTCGGCATGGGCGGCGCCACAGGCCTCGATTACGGGCCGCTGTATCACAAGATGGACCGCATGGGGCTGGCGCCCGATGAGTACGAGCGGCTGGAGGGCGAGATCCAGATCATGGAATACGCCGCGCTTGCATGCATGCAAAAAAAATAAACAGTAAGACCTGGGCTCGCTTCGGCGGGCCCTGTTAATTTTCAGGGTCACTATGTCAAATACCGTCGGAAGCGCGATCATCGAGCTGGGCGTCGACAGTCAGAACGTCGAGGCCGGGTTTGCGACCATGGATGGCGCCATCGCCAAGACTGGCCGCAACCTGGAAAATCTCGGTGGGTCGGCGTCGAAAGGCTTCAGCGGCGTGACCGCGGGCGGCGACGCTGCGGCGACCAAAATTGACCAAATTACGCGCCAGTTCGAAACCAGCCTCCAGCGGCAGATTGCAGTCCTGCAGGCGGGCGCGAAAAGTGGTTCCGATTATCAGAAAGCTCTGATCGAGATCCGCGGTGGCGATCTGACCAGGCTGCAGCCACTTCTAGATCAGGTCGTCGAGCTCGAAACCAAGCAGAGGGCCGCCGCCGCTGCATCCCAGCTGCAAGCCGCCGCGGTCAATTCGCTCGCCGAGTCCGAGGTCGCCGCCGCCGCCCGCATCCGCGACATGGTGGCAGCCTCCCAGCAGGAGGCTGCCGCGTTCGCAGGCTCGGCGCAGGCCGCCGACATCAATGTTGCCGCGCAGACGCGCCTGGCCCTGGCCACAGAGCGCAACACGAGCGCCGGAAAAGTCTGGCAGAACAACCTGGAAGGCGTCGCGACCGTGGCGCGATCGACCGACGCGATCGACCAGAACGCCGTCGCCCAGACGCGGCTGGCCAGCGCGTCGGACCGCGCAGCGGCGTCAAACCGAGGCTGGCAGCAGAACATGGCCGGCGTGGCCGCCTCGATGAATGCGACCGCCGCGTCGTCGGACGCGCTGTCGGCCGGCGCGCAAAAAATCATCGACCGGTACGATCCGCTGGGCACGAAGCTGCGCGCGCTGCAAGCCGACCTGGCGCTCGTGCGCAAAGAGATGGGCGACTCCGTGTCGCCGGCGGCCATCAAGACGTTCCAGGGCCTGGAAACCGAAATCGAGAAAACGACGAAGCTGATGGCCGCCGCCGGTGCCGACGGTTTCGAGCCGGCCGCCAAGGGCGCGCTCAACCTGTCGTTTGCTTCCGCTGGCGCCACGCGTGAGCTGCTGGTGCTGGGCCGCGAAGCCATCAGCGGCAATACTGCGAAGCTACCGGGATCCTTCCTGCTGCTGGCGCAGCGCATCGGCGCGACCCAGCTGCTGCTCAATCCGCTGACCCTGGGCCTGGCCGGCGCCGGCGCCGCTGCTGCCGCGCTGATCGCCATCGCCAGCGAGGGCCACAACGATTTTGTCGGCCTGAATAATGCGCTGGCCAGCACGAACAATTACGCCGGCCAGACGCGTCTCAGCATGGACGAGCTGGCCGAGAGCGTGTCGAAAGCAGGCACGCTGACGATCGGCACGTCGAAGCAGATTGTGACAGCGCTGGTTGCGTCCGGACAGATCGGCGGCAAGGCGCTCTCTGACGTCGCCGGCCTGGCCGAGAACTATGCAAAGGTCACCGGGCAGGATATCGACACCGTGGCGCCAAAGTTGGTGCAGCTGTTCAGCGACCCGGTCGCGGGCGCCAATGAGCTCAACAAGTCCATGCACTTCCTGACGCAGACGGACATCGACCACATCGCGACGCTGGTGCGCCTGGGCGAAGTGCAGGATGCCCAGGCCGAGCTGGCGCGCAAGACCGCCGCCGCGCTGCCCGACCAGGCAAAGAACGTCTCGGGCTTGACCAGTGCATATGACCTGCTGGCCAAGGCCGTCTCGTCCGCCTACGACGAGATGAAG